TCTCGAAGGGCTGGATGGTATCCGCCTATTGGACCTCGACCCGGAAAGCGCGTGCTGGCTTTGCACCGTGTTGGTCGAAGACCGCGAGAACTTTAAACGGAAGTTGAAAGCAGCCGGGGTTGAGAGCGATCAAGTTCATTATCGTAATGATCGATACTCCGTGTTCTCGGAATTCCGTGGCGACTTCCCGAACATGGATGCAATTGACGAGAAGTATCTCGTCCTGCCCTTGCATATGGGCATGGACGAAGACGACGTGGAGCGGGTCTGCGATGTGATCCGGTCGGGATGGTAGAATACGGGCCAATGAAGGCGGCGCCATTAGCGGAGAGATTTTGGAAATACGTCATAGTGTCCGATGCAAGCTCTTGTTGGACGTGGACGGCCTTCAAGAATCCACTCGGCTACGGGATGAGTTATCGATAAGGCTCCCCGCCGTACCTTGCTTGCGCACAGGGTTTCATGGGTGCTTAAACATGGAGACATCCCTGGCGATCAGTGCGTATTGCATCGATGCGATAACCCTTCCTGCGTAAATCCCGACCATTTATTTCTCGGAACTAGACTGGATAACGTGAGGGACCGTGACGCAAAGGGACGACAGCAACGGGGGGCGACGCATTCCGGAGCCAAATTAACAGCAAACGATGTTCGGCAAATACTCACGCTCTTCGCTTCGGGCGTCAAACGATCCGATCTTGCGAGACGGTTCGGCATATCTCATCATCAGGTCACCCAGATAGTACAGCGCAAATACTGGAAGCACATTCCGGTAGCATAATCTCCGCACTGATAATTTCGTTCTCGTGTTGTATGTCTATACGTCAATTGTCGACGGCTTCGATAACCTGCGTCCTCCCGCATGCCATGCGGATGAAACGATCCGGTATATCTGCTTTACGAATGTCCCGAACTTGCCGCGCGTCTACCCGTGGGAATACCGGCCGATTTATGACGTCGGTGAACGTTGCAGAACAGCCCGAGTCGCAAAGATCCTGCCGCATCTCATGCTCCCCGCGGATGCGCAATATTCGATTTATCACGACGGGAACTTTCAGTTACGACAAGACCCGAACCGCGTCATTGACATGGTTGGTGGAGCGACCCAATGGGCTGCACACGAGCACCCCGCGCGGAAATGCATCTACCGCGAAGCGGAAATCTTGCTGAAGGAAAAGATCGGAACGTCAGACCTAGTCGAGAAAGAAATCACACGCTACCGCGCGGAAGGCTTTCCCGAAAACGCGGGACTGTGGGCCAACGGCTTTATCGTGCGACGGCACACGCCGGAAGTCGCAGCACTCAATGAAGAATGGTGGAAACTCTACGCGGCTGGTTGTGAACGGGACCAATTGTCATTCCCGGTTGCGCGACGTCACCTGAACATGGACGTTGAGACGATTCGACAGAACGTCTACGCCTCACATTGGATTCTGTTCCGCTGGCATGCCCCGTGGAGACAACGCGACGATAACCCGGATTACTGGCCGCAACGAGATCAAACACGTTCACGGCTCAACAAACTGCGCGACGTCACCGGCTCAACAGGCGGAATTCACCACATCGCGGAATGAAGATTATCGGCCTCTTGCGGGTGAAGAATGAATCCCGCTGGATCGAGCGAAGCATTGGCTCGATTCTCCCGCTGTGTGAGCGCGTGCTGGTATTCGACGACCATTCGACCGATGACACGGTTCAATTGTGCGCCTCACTGCCGAAAGTGACCGTGCTCCCGTCACCGTTTCAAGGACTGAACGAAGCCCGAGACAAAAGCTACCTCTTGGAACAAGCCGAACCACTCAGGCCCGAGTGGATTATTGCGATTGACGGGGACGAAATGCTCGCGCCTGGCTGTGAAGACACGTTGCGCAACGCGATGAACACGCAATACTCGTGCTTATCCCCGCGAATCCTGTATCTATGGGACTCCGAACACCAGATCCGAACAGACGGCGTCTACGGCGACTTTCACCGGGAGAGCATGTTCCGCTTTCAACCGGGAGTGCGATTCATCGGAGACAACGGCGCGAACTTCCATTGCGGCAATGTCCCGATGGCCTGCCGTCAGAAACGGCTGGTTGTCGATGACGTGCAGCTGCTGCACTTCGGCTACATCGATCGAGAACTTCGACTGCGCAAGTGGGACTTTTACAACCAGAACGACCCGACGAACCGGCGCGAAGGATTTGATCCGAAATATCCGGAGCGGCGCTGCTACCCGCACATTGTGCAAGGGGACGTGGCCGCCGTACCGGCAGAACTGAAACTCATGCACGCCGGACCGCTTCATTTAGAGGAACTGCACCAATGCGTTTAAATACCCGCTACCGTGACGGACTCACCGGGCAATTCATCACACCCAAGCGCGCAAAGAAACTCTCGAAAAAGCGCGTGACCCGCGTCCGCATATCGAAACAAAAATGATCTACAAGCCCGAAATTGGCTGGCGACTGATTACGCCCCCGTCCTCATCCGTCATCTCCCTCGGAGAAGCCAAGCTGCATCTGAAGGTGGATACGGACACCGAAGACGACTACATCCAAACCCTGATTGATGCCGCTACGGGATGGGTTGCCGGGCGCAATCGGTTACTTGGGGATCAGGTCTGGGAATTGGTCCTCGATGCATTCCCCTGTGAGGGGATTCGACTCTGGAAGCAGCCGGTGCAATCGGTGGACTCCATTCAATACGTCGACACGGACGGCAACACGCAGACGCTCGATAGTGATCTTTATCAAGTCGCGCTGGCGTCCGATCCGCCGCGCATTATGCCCGCATACGGCGAAGTGTGGCCCGCGACCCGCTGTCAGATGGAATCCGTCACGGTTCGATTCACCGGAGGCTATAACGACAGCCCGATTCAAATTCCCGCGCAGATCATCGCAGCAATGCGCATGCTGATGGGCCACCTTTACGCGAATAAAGAGGCCGTCGTCATCATGCAGGGCATCGTCAGTTTGGAATTACCCCTCGGCTTGGAAGCATTGCTCGACTCCGTCATTGGATACGCGAAGGTCTACTAATTCCCGTTGGCTCTCAATTCGTACAACACGATTCGGTCGGGCGATTACCGGTACCGGCTCACGTTTCAAGCACGCGCCGAAGTGGGTCGCGATGATACGGGAGAACCGATATTCGAATGGACCGACGACTTCACGCTGTGGGGCGCTTACGAGCCACTGAAGGCGCAACTGCTCCACGTCGAAGTGGGAGACAAGCGATTTGCCGAGAGTGAAGCTCTGTTCCGGGTGCGCTACCAGCGAGACAAGGTCATCGACGCAACGAAGCACCGCATCGTGTTTATCAGTGACCCGGCCTCGAGTCCCCTGGGTTTGTCCATCTGGGATATCTACCCGCCTTTGCAGAAAGACGGGATTTACCGCGAACTCCACATCAAGGCGCGTCAGTACCGATAAGTGTTAGTTGAAGTCGCCATAGCGCAATTGTTGCGCGATAACGCCGGCGTGGCTGCGATTGTGGGCGCCCGAATCATCCCGCTCGTGCTCGATGCGAACGTCGACTACCCCGCCGTTTTATACCGAGCGGTTCACGGCGGGGAACATTACGAAGACCTCGACGGGTCGAGCGGCTTAAGACGGACTCGTCTTGGAATCTACGCGACCCACAGCAAGGGACGCACGAATTACAAACCGGTCCTGCAATTGGCCGAAGCCGTCCGATTGGCCCTGCATGGATTTAGCGGAACAGTCACGCTCGACAACAGTTCGCCGGTTGAATCGATCTTTATCGGAAATATCAGCGCGGGACCGTTCGAAGACCGCTTCGACGACCCGACCCAAACCTATCAGCGGCTCCAGATCTATGACGTCTGGAGCAATGAAGACATCCCCACATTTTCTTGATCCACGGAAGGAGTTTCTAAATGAGCACTGGCGCCGTTATCGGCTCACAAGCAAAAGTTTATTACTGGGACCTACTGGCCAGCCCTGTCGGCTGGACCGCATATGAGGAAGTCACGGAATTCGGCGACCTCTCGGAATCCCGCCCCGAAGTTGATGTCACGCATCTCGACTCCACAAAAGTTGAACGCATCGGCGGGCTGGGAGACGGCGACAAGTTCGACAT